CAGGACATTTCAAATACCCTTCGCTTCATGGAAGCGGTGGGGACGACGTTCGGGCCGGAAACCCTGAACCAAACTGTCAAGCAAGCGGAAGCAACTGAGTATCTGGCCAACAAGTTTAACGTGCCGGAACAGATCGTGCGAACGCCGGCAGAGGTCCAGCAGATCCAGGCTCAACAACAAGCCGAGCAACTGGAACTGATGGAGGCACGAGGCGGTGTCCAGCAAGGCCAACCCCAACCGCAGTAAGGCCGGGGCTGGTCCTGACGGGCTGGTCCGCAGCCAGCAAGGAGAAGACGATCTGAATGAGATTGTCGCCGTTGCATTACGCGGCCCTTCTGGCGACAAGCTTATGAAGTATCTCCGTCAGATCACAATCGAGAGTGTTGCCGGTCCCGACATAGCCGACAGCCATCTGCGCCATCTCGAAGGGATGCGCTATCTGGTTGCCATCATTGAACGCCGTAGAGAAGCCGGAAAGGAAGTGCGACGTGGCAGACGAAGCAAGTGAAACAACCGAAACGACAGAGGCGGCAGAGCCCAGCGTAACGGAAGACGCGGCGCCCAGTATTGCCGAGCGGCCTGATTTTCTGCCAGAGAAGTTCTGGAACAAGGACACGGGCGAAGTCCGTCTTGAAGACATGGCAAAGTCCTATGCCAAGGTAGAGAAGGAAGTGTCTGGCCGTATCACGCAGCTGGCGGAAGACCGCAAGCAGGATATTGATGACGCGGCCCGCGCTGCTCTGAAGCTGGAGATGAACGAAGAGGTGGAAGCCGCACGTTTGTCCGAGCGCCCGGAGTCTTCGACGGAATACGACATTGGTGAATTGCCCGATGTCTTTGACAAGGATGTGGTCGATGCGGGTTCGCTGGCTACATGGTGGCGTGATTTCGCCTATAATCAGGGCCTGAATCAGGAGCAGTTCAAGCAGGGTATGGATGCCTACGTTGATTATATTTCTGCTGATTTGCCTGATCCGACCACGGAGATGGCTGCGCTGGGAGATAACGCTCGCGCGCGTACCGATGCAGTCGAGATGTGGTCCTCGCGGTTCTTCAAAGACGATATGGAATTGGCTGAAATCCAGGCATTGGGATCGACCGCTGCCGGGGTCCGGGCTCTTGAGCGGGTGATGGAGGCAGCCAAGGGAACGTCACCGTCCGCTGAGGGCGAGGGCGAGCACATGATGGATGACAAGATCAGCATCGAAACTGCCAAGGAAATGATGGCCGATCCTAAATACTGGGATTCAGCACGCCGCGATCCTGACTGGGTTGCCAGGGTAAACAGCGCATTTCAATGACGAGAACCGTGATGCGTCAGCCATCGAAGGCTGAGGCTCGGGGTCTTGCGCCGCGTCTTATTGATAGCGATCTCTTCGATCTCCGGTGTCGCGGGCTAACGCCTGTGGCGGCTCTCGTTGCTCCGATCAGGCTTTGCCCTGACTTGACTTACGCTATTTTCGTTGATGGCCGTATCGAGGCCATGGGTGGTTATTACCCCGTCGATGAGGCAACCGCATGTCCCTGGGTGCTGTCTTCAAAGGACATGGGAGCAGAGCCTTTTGTGGTGTCAAGGCTTATAAAAATGAACATGAAACAATGTTCTTTTGACATCCTGTATAACTATGTTCCCGCAGAAAACCGCCAATCTCAACGCATGATACGGCACTTCGGGTTTACCCTTGGGTGGCCTACGGAGTTCGGTGGAACACCATATCTGACCTTTGTGCGTAGACGTGTTGATAATGAATGAGTTAAGCCTATTTGCAACGCGGCCCTCACGAGGAGCGACAGACCCCCACAGGGGTATATCTGGTTCGTTAATTGGCAGAGGTAAACCGATAAAATGGTTCACCCAAGCTGAAAGGCAAACCCATGTCGCAAGACGTATCAGACGCTTTTATATCTCAATTTGAATCCGAAGTTCATGTTGCTTACCAGCGCATGGGCTCGAAACTCCGTAATCTTGTTCGCCAGAAGAACAACATTAATGGCCTGGACACCACGTTCCAGATCATGAGTGCAGGTAATGCGGTCCAGAAGGCCCGTCATGCCGAAGCTCCCCCCATGAACGTGACCCATTCCAATGTCACCTGCACGTTAGGTGATTGGTATGCTCCCGATTATGTGGACACGCTCGATGAGTATAAGATCAACATCGACGAGCGTGGCACTCTGGCAAACAACGGTGCTTATGCTCTGGGTCGCAAGACCGACGAGCTGATCACCGATGTAATGGCCGGCGCGACCAACACCACGGCGCATGGCTCTGCTGGTCTTACTCAAGCCAAGATCAATACGGTCTTCGAATCCTTTGGTAACAATGACGTCCCCGATGACGGCGATCGTTATTGGGCCGTTAGCCCCAACGCATGGATCGATCTTTTAAGCCTCGATCCTTTTGCCAATGCCGATTACGTCGGTGCTGGTGAGCTGCCCTATGCGGGTGGGATGACTGCCAAGCGGTTCATGGGCTTCATGTTCTTTGGTTTCTCCGGCTTACCGCTGGCTACTGCGGATCGTGACACCTACGCTTGGCACAAATCTGCCATCGGTCACGCCTCGGGCGCTGATGTTAAGACCGAAATCAATTACATCCCAGAGAAGGTGTCCTTCTTCATCAACTCCATGATGAGCCAGGGCGCGGTCGTGATTGACCATACTGGGTTGTATGAAGTCCACGTTGACGAAAGCTAAGAGGAAAAAATATCATGGCTTTTTCTGTCGCAAAACTGTCCAAGGTTGCACACCGCACTTGGCACTACGAAGACACTGCTGCCATTGGTACGATTGTTGCCTCTGGTTATTTCGATGACGCCTATCTGCAATTCCAGCAGTTCGACGTTATTCATGTTGTTAGCGCCACGGGCGGTACCGCAGCCATGGATGTTATCCTGGTTTCGTCTGCCACCGGAGCGACTACGGTAACAACCGCCGCGCTCGCTTAGACGGGCTGGCAAGGAGAGAATTGACCGGCCTGGGCGCATCCCCCTGGGCCGGTCTTTTCGTTAAATCATGGCCAAAACAGACGTTGATATTGCTGCTTCTGCCTTGATTATGATCGGGGCGAAGCCCATCAGTTCCTTCTCCGGTTCGATGACGGAGCAGGTTGTTGCCAATGCGGTCTATGAAGATATCGTTGAATCCGCTTTGGGTATGCACCGTTGGCGGTTTTCAACGGGACAGTCACAGCTATCGAGGCTGTCGGCAGCACCGGAGGCGCGTTGGGACGCAGCTTATCAGCTGCCCACGGACCCCGCCATTCTGCAATTAAACGCCATAACCGTATCGGATAGCCTACTCAGCTATGACCGCTATGAGGATATGATCTACTGCGATGCCTCTGAAAATGATGTTGTGGTTGCTGACTATCTGTATCGTTCCAGTGAAGGGAGTTGGCCTGCGACCTTTCGTATCGCCATAATCTTCGACCTGGCCTCTACCTTTGCCACGGCCATCGCTCGTGATGACGATATGGCAACGGCGCTGGCTCAGCAGGCTGAAGTCAAGTATGCCCGCGCCAAGTCCATCGATGCCCAGCAACAGCCGGCTCGCCGCGCTCCGGTCAGCCGCTTTCTCAGCGCACGGCGTGGCGGCGGCTTATGACAACAAAGTCGCGGATACTTCATTCTACATTCGGGCGGGGTGAGATAGACCCCCTGATGCTCGCCCGTTTCGATGTCGGCGCTTATGCCCAGGGCGCCAAGCGGTGCCGTAATTATTCCCTGTTAAACCAAGGGGCCGTCATGGTCCGCCCCGGTACCGTGTACGGCCAGACGCTGTCAGCTAAAACTCGCATTGAGCCTTTCGTATTCTCAGAGACGGAGGAGTATTTGCTGGGGTTCTATTCCGGTGGCGTCAAGATCTATGACACGGATATGGCTCTGTTGGACACCGTTGGCTCGGCCCCCTGGACTGATACGGAACTGTTCCAGATGACCTATGCTCAATCGGCAGACACCATGATGATCTGCCATGAGAATTTTGCCACACAGGTTCTGACCCGCACCGCTGCGGATACGTTTGCCCTCGCCGACTTCGACTTTGAAACATCGATTGATGGCGATCAGACGTACCAGCCATACTACAAGTTCGCTGGCGATAGCGTGACGATTGACCCCTCCGGCACAACCGGCTCCGTCACCGTTACCGCCTCCGCTGCCTACTTTACCTCTGATCATGTCGGCACCATCATCCGATATCAAGGTACCGAGCTATCAGTAACCGGCTACACATCTTCAACCCAGGTTACGGCGACCGTACAGGGCACCTTGAAGACAGCGCTCGATCAGGATCCATACCGGACATCGAACGGCTCAAGCACGGTTGAAGTTACCCACGCCAACCATGGCCTGACCAATGGCGTGTCCGTTACGCTTGCGGGTTCGAACGAAACAGGCGGTATCTCGGCGGCCAACCTCGATGGTGCGCGTACAATTACCGTGGTTGACGATCACCATTACACGTTTTCCGCCGGGGCTTCGGCAACTGAATCTATCGATGAAGGTGGACCCAATGTGACCTCGACGGGTCATGCGGCTACCGTCGAATGGGACGACCAAGTCTTCTCCGATGTTAATGGCTGGCCTTCAGCTGTCTGTTTTTATGACAACAGGTTGTGGTTCGGCGGTTCGACCAATCTCCCTGACGGCATCTTCTCATCCAACAAGCAAGCCTATTACCGCTTTGAAGTTGGCGATGCCCTGGACGATCAGTCCATCCAGTACATCCTGGCCATGAACGAGATCAACCATATCAGGCATTTGATAGCCGGTACGCATTTGCAGATCCTGACGGACGGATCGGAACTGTATGCATCACCCAATGCAGATGATCTACTGACGCCCCTGACCTTCAACGTCAAGCGGCAGACCCCTTACGGCGCCGGCCATGCCCGCCCCATCATGTTCGATGGTGCAACGCTATTCGCGCAACGCAACGGCAAGGCCATCCGGGAGTTCATGTTCGGTGATCTTCAGGATCTTTATTCCGCCAACAATGTTTCCGTGTTGTCATCACACCTGATCAAGACCCCAATAGATACAGCCGTGCTTTATGGTTCGACATCTCAGCCGGAGCAGTATGCCTTCGTGGTCAACAATGACGGCACTGCGGCATCCTTCATGTCGATCCGCGCCGAGAAGATCGCGGGCTGGACGGAATGGCATACGACGGGACTGACCGATGCGGACACTATCGTATCGATGGCAGCCGTTAACGAGGAGTTGTTCTGGGTTTGCCAGCGCGTTCTCGCCGCCGGTACGGTCTACACACTTGAGAAGTTCTATACCAGTGACACTGTGGCCCTCGATTGCACAGTGACCAAGACCGGGAGCGCGACAACATCATGGACTGGGTTCACGATCTATCAGGGCAAGACAGTTCATGCAGTTTCAGATCAGCTCTATCTTGGTGAATACGCCATAGACGGTTCCGGCAATCTGACCCTCGATTCAGAGGTTACAGAGGTGACTGTCGGTATCAAGGCAGAGAACGAACTGACGCCCCTGCCTATCGAGAACCAGCTCTCCGAGGGCGTCACCGTGGGCATGATAAAGCGCATACCCCGCATGACCCTGATCCTTGATAGCACCTATTCCGTGCAGGTCGAGGATGAGGTGCTGATCGTGCGTGATGTCACGGATGATCTAAGCGACGACCCTGGAGCGCAGACCGGGGTTCATGAGTTCTTCTTGCTGGGGTACGGCAACGTGCAGACACCAGCCATCACACAGGCTGTTCCATTGCCCTGTAGGGTTCTTGGTTTTATGGCGGAGATCGTAACGAAATGATGCAACGCACAACATGGGAGGCAAGCCAATGTTCATGGTAATATTCAGTATTGTCTCGGCCGTTGCTTCGTCAATGGTTCAGATACAAGCGGCCCGATCAGCTCAGAAAGTACAGGAGCGGGCGGCGGCGGAAGCTGCTCAGTTCCGTCATAAGGAGATGATCCTGGCCGAGGAACAGGCTGCGCTCGAACAAGAGCAAGCCTTTCAAGATGCCATGTTCCGCAATGCTCAGCTCGAAAGACAGGAGGTTCTGGTCGAACAGGATGTCTCGTTGGCGGAGCTTGAGGCGACACAGGCGGAACTTGACCGGCGTGATGCTACCCGCCGCCTTGCCGCCACCAATGTCGCAGCCTTTGGCGGTGACCCATCGTCGCCCACGTTCCGCGCTTTCATGGCTTCCAACGAGGAGGCCGCGGAGGAGGACATCAATAACATCCGCTTGCAGGGCAAGGCCATCAAACTTGGATTGTTCGCAGAGGATGAGCAGCTCGGTCTGCAACAGCGACAAAATGTTGTTGGGGCTCAGTTCGTTGGTGAAGGTTCCAGACTAGGTCTGATCGGT